CGCACAATGGCCTACCAATGTTATCCGATGGCGGAAGCCTCGGAAGCGTTGATGGGACCCAAGTGACCCTAACCGAAGCAGTCTAAAGACTACCGGAAAGGAAGACTAATATGAAAGAACATAACTGGGATATGAACTCAGTAGTAGGGTTCGTGAGAATCCTACGGGAGTCGGAGCCAGACCTCAGCAATGAGTTAAGTTTGCGCTATTCGATTCCTTTCGATTGTGATGATGAGTTATTGATTCTAGCTAGTTTGGACGAGGCCCGTAAGGCCCATGACTCCAGACTCGCAGCCTTGGGCCATGAGGCTCAAGTATATGACCATCATCGTGTTCTGCGAGAGAGAGTAATTCTGAACTCTCTTCGGAAGTGGTCTGGTCCCGTTCATACGTACATCGACGATGCTGACTCTCCAATGGGTAAATCCCGTGAGGAGGTTAGCGTAAACAATCGTCAACTACGCGAGCGGACCGCCATAGATGGCTTTATCACTCGCAACCACGCCGCTCGTGCCCGAGAAGGGCATGAGAATACCTGGTTGCTAGGTGAGATGGCCGTCATTGTTCGTCGAATGCTATCCGGTTTCCTAAGTATGTATGAGGCTGCTGAGCCTCGCTTTGGAAATGGAGCCGTCTTCGAACAGATGCCGATGTTGAGGAGATGGGAAAGGCTGGCGCAAGCCGGCATAACCCAAGACTACCTTGACCTCGATTGGACTCTGGCAGCTTGCCAGACAGAGGCCCGACTATGCGCAGTGCCGAAACAATGGGATAAGGATCGTTTAATTACGGTCGAACCCAGTGAGACGACATGGTTGCAGCATAAGACTAGGTTGGCTCTAGGCCGAACACTATGTAACAATGGTTTTCGTTCTATAGTTGATCAGGGTATTTCAGGATACGACGGTCCAAGATTCCACCGTCGCCGGGCCCTGGAAGCTAGTGTATACGCAGGAGTGAAATCCGATTGGAGCACAATAGACCTAAGTGACGCCAGCGATGGCATAACTTGGGACCAAGTCTCCTGGATATTCCCACCAGAAGTAGTCGCATGTTTAGACCGAGCTAGATCTGAGTCGTTCCTTTTCAAGGACCTCCTCGGAAAAGTTCAAAGTCAACGCATGTACATATACGCTGGGATGGGTAACGCCACCACCTTTATGGTGGAGTCGATACTCTTCTACGCACTGATGCAGGCATCTTGTAAGCTCCGTGGAGTTCCTGTAAAAGGGACCTCCGTGGTCGGAGACGACATGATGCTGAACGGATTAGAGCAATATGAGGCGACGCTTTGGGGCTTGGCAACCCTGGGGTATCGCTGCAATAGTTCTAAAACATTTAGTGGACTCAATTGTCCTGTGCGAGAATCATGTGGCGTCTGGGCTTTCAACGGCTTTGACGTCCAGGTTCCCGCATTCAAGGGATATGCTGATGAGGGGTTACCACTCCTTTCATTGGCTGAGTACGTTCGATCGGCACCGAAGTGCATCGAATACGCTCTATTGACGAGACTGAACACATGGGCGAACACACCTTACAAGATTCCTGGCACTGTTAGTGTCCAGGACTCGACGAGGGCTGTAACCCATTCCTGCATCCGTTGGAACCGGAGGATACAGCAACTCCAATGTCGTTGCTTAACAGCGACGACAGCGGAAAGACTGGTTCCTGCTAACTATGAGTGCAGCCCTGTGGGAGCACTCGCGGTTCTGACGAGACAAGTACCTACGATTCCGGTGCCTCTCACAACCAAGCCTCACGGCTTGATGGCAGCAACCCGCGCCGCAAGGCAACGGTTCGCAGAAGTCACTGATCGAGAGCTACAGAATCACATCTGGTCAATGGGGGGGTCTTCCGTCATGGATTTAATTCCAAATCGTGAAGATCTCCTCGATCAAGCAATGTATCTGTGGTGCCCCGATAAGTGGAAGGCCTACGTGATAGGTACTCCTGACCCATACAGTATCAAACTGGCGCATCGGTGGGTAACGTGCTCGGCGCAAGCCGAAACACGCCCTCCCGACAGCGCTAGCTATGTGGAGTTGCGGGGGACTAAAGTCCTTTGCAACCTCGCATGAGGCTAATCACCTTGATAGGATCATGGGTGGTATAATCCCCG